TTCTTGCACTTGTGCTTGTGATTCCTCTAATATCGTCATCTGCTAATCCAGATTCTTTTAGTTTTTCTATAAACTTTAAATTCAAAGGTTTTTTGTTTTTAGTAGGATCTTTTTGTTCACCACCGTCTATTCTTTTGTTATACTCTGCCGTTGGCAATTTTCTACTGGTAACACCTTCAGGAACTTGTCCTTTGTAAAATTCAGTAACAGGCTGAGCTCCTGGTACCATAAAATTCATATATCTATCTTGGATACAAGCAAACCAATAACCTTTATTAATGTCACCATCAACAAATCCAACTAAAACTCTTGTACCTACATCAGGAGGTACAGCCCAAAAGCCGTAACTTTGTTGTGTATCTTCATATGTGTCATTTAACCCTAGATGTTCAGGAGGAGTTGTTCCGTAAAACACAGGAGCATATTCAACATCAATAGTTTCGCCTTTGTCTTCTGCTTCGTTACCTGTGCTATCAAAATTAATAAGGGTAACTTTTAGTGTACCCATGTATCCTGGATCCAAATGGCTAACTACTCTGCCTATTTTAAAACCATATTTTTTACTGCGTTCTGGTTCGTCAGGTGTTCTGCTTTCTTCTTGTGTGTTAATTGGATTTATATCACTCATTCTTCATCAAAAGGGGAATAAGGTGCCCCTCCTCCTTCTAACATTTTAAGATTTGCATCTTCTGTTTGTGCAGTATCTACACTGATTTCGTTTTCTTGATTACGTCTTCTTAAAAGACTTAACCTTTGAGTAAACCTTCCACCTTCAAAAACATTTGTCAAACTAATTACTCTATATAATCCACTAAATGCACCTAGTGTTGCTTGTCCGCCGCCAACATTATCTTGGAAATAAAACCCATTTTCTGCATAATCAACTGGTGTTCTAAAATTAATCAAAATGTCTGTTTCTTGTCTATCAGCAGAAATACTACCATCTGCATTTATATTTGGTCCAGCACTTGCTGAATTATAGTTTCCTAAACCACTATCACTTAAAAAATAAGGATCACCAAATATTTCTAAATCTAATGCAAGCAAATCAACTGCACTATTTAATATTGTATCATTAAACAACTTTGCAACTTGATATTTTGACGAATTAGCCGTGTTAGATCCACCAGTTTGCCCTGTACTACTACCATATGTGATAACGGTGCCTGTTGTAGTTGCACCTTCACTATAAATTAAATCACCACTTGTTAAATTTGTAGTTGTATTGTCTATATTGTCTGTTGCAAAAGCAGTATCTTGTGTTGCACCTGTTTGCTGTTCAGGATTTTTGTTACCACTATCAGCAAACAAACTTGTGTAAAATGCACTATTAATTTTTATATCAAACGCAATAATATCATCATTTGCGCCGCTGTAAATATAATTGTATTCTTTGGCAACAGAATTTCGCAATGCACTATATCCTGTTCCCTCTTGTAAAGGCATTTGTAAAGTGCTACTATGCACTTTATAAGGAACAACTTGATAAACATAAGATTTAGCAGCCTTGCCAGAAGTTCTTTGTTGTGTTCTGTTAGGATCGATAAAAACTCGTGGAACAATTTTAAACCAAGTAATGAATCCTAAGCCATCAGGCGATTGATTTATTAAATTTTCGCCCCATTTGCTACTTAATAGGACATCTTCAATAATTGTTGTTATTCTTGTTCCTTGTGAATATGTAAAAGTTCGTAATTTAGAATCTAAGACTACATCTTGCCTGTTGTAAACATCGTTTTGATATGTGTCAACTTCTGTAGGCATAGGTGTACGTCCTGATGCTGTATGATCATCTATTATTTCTGCCTCACCAAACTCATTTATTCCTACACTTCCGGCAACACCTGTACTTCCTTCTGCGTTTAACAAATTTTCAATATATGCTCTTGTTGATGGATTAGTTTGCGATGACGATCCTGTGCCAACACCTGATGCTTGTGTTCCTGCTGCAAACCCTGCAATAACATCATCAGGAACTTTTCCAGGGTTGGATGTAGCTCTATTATCGTCTATTGCTTCAATTGTTCCTAAATTATTTGCCGACGAAATATCATTTGGAAAAATTATGTAAACTTCGTCTGCTTCTACTTCTTTTCCTTCAGCTTGCTGCCTAACTAAGTTGTTATTAATTACCGTTGACAAGCTGTTTACACCGTCTTGTAAAATTTCTGCAACATTTATACCTGATATAGTAACATCACTCATTAAAACGTCAATTTGATCAATAAGTGCTTGCTCGTTATACGGAATTCCTTCAATAGTGTAGGTGCTTCCACCTGATGTAACATCAAATTCCAAGTTCTTAATACTAATTGGTATATGTCTATTGAGTGTCCCGTCTAATGGAACAATTCTACCTTCGTCGTCATATCCTATAAATTCAACTTGAAGCATAAAAGGACAATCTAAGTAATTTTCCCAACCTGCTTGTTTGCTGGCAATTAACAATGTTTGTAAAAATAATCCCATACTATAAGGTTCAATGACATTAAAACTAATAAATGTAGCATTACTATTACGACTATTTCGATTAGCATTAATTAGTGCTTCAATGTTGACATTGTCTATAAAGTACTCTAATTTTATACCTAATTGATCTTCATAATAAGATGTAACCTTATTAGTTAATCCTCCGCCAGATCTAAGTATAGGAAAAGCCAATCCTTGAGTTTTGTAAGTTGAATTTGGTGAATTAACCTCATTTGCAGTTAATGCAGCAAGGGTAAAAATAGTATTAAATGATGAAAATTGCTTTAATACATTTTTTATAGCCATTTTATAAACCTAAGTACCTTTTTAAATTAGAATTCTTTGGCAAAAATATTTTTGTGCCAGCAGTAAAGTCAAAAATTGGATCTTTTATAATATCCATATTACGTTGTGCAAACACCCACCATAATTTTGCAGTGCCATACAAGTCAAAAGCTAATAAATCTGGTCTATTTTCATATTGAGGTTCAATTGTGTAAACAATATCAGTATCTTCTGCAGGCACACTGCGTATTTTAAAGTATCCTAAACTGCCATCAGCAAGATATTTTGTTTTATAATAAGGACTTGTTTTAGTATACTCTGCCATTATAGATATCCTTCGTCAATTAAATTACCTCTAACAAAGTCATCTAGGCTAAAGTTAGCAACTTTATCTCTGCTGTATATTGGTTTCAATACTGCTGTTATAGTACTCAACGTAGGAACGTGTGTTGTATTGTTGTATGTTCCTTCAGCATCTTGTGCTCCATATGGAACTTCTATATAATCAACATTATTTGGTAAATCTACGGTAAAATCAGTAATTACACACGGAATATTATTCATTACGTAGTTTCCATAACCATTTAACTTTACAACAGGCGGTGGTGCACCTTTATTAGATGTGTTTCCGTATGCCATTTTAGTTAAACTTCTAAGAAAATGTGTTGCTGCAACCCAATATTTGCCATCTTCTCGAGATTGAACAGGAATTTGACCAGATATTTGTATATCATTTACTCTACTACTTTCATATTGAGGAAATGCATAATTATTATGCACAGGTGTTAAATCTGAATAGTTGGCGCTGCTTTGCATAAGTATAGTTGGAACAACCGGAAAGACAAATGAATAATTTGTATTACGTAAAGGAGCAAGAATAGGACTATCATTGAAAGCTGTAAGGTCAGGCATAGATATTCTTACACGCCAGTCAGTAGTTTGATCGTCATCTACAAAATTTGCAAACGCCTTGTTAAAATTTCTTGGCTCTGCGCCAGCAGGTAATGATCTACTTCTTATGTTTGACATAAAAAGATTAGCGTTGTCTGTGTAAACTGCAACATCAACTTCTGTGCTGCCGGATGTTGTATCTACTGATACACTTATTTGTGGATCTGCCATGGGAAACTCCTATAGTATTATTTAGTTGACAAAATTAACAACGTATATTATTATATTAATAAGATTTTAGGAAGAATTAATGAAAAAAATAAATTATCTAAACAATAAAGATATGCTTGCAGAAATACACAAGTCAAAAAATACTTTTTGTAGTTTTGTAGAGCCTGAATATGCAAACTATGATATTATTTTACCTAGTTTAGACAAAGTTAACATAAGAACTATTGCAGAAGCAAAACGTAATAAGGCAAAAAAACAAGGTCAACAAGCATACGAAGCTGCAAAACTAGTAAACAAAAAAGTTAAAATGGCAGAGTTCGAAGTTGATTATAGAACTATACAAAAAACCGATCTAATATTTCGCATCATGATGTTTGATCACATACCAGACGAACCAGGACGTAAGAAAAATCCTAAAACCGTTGCAGATCATAAAACAAAATTAAATTTTCCTCCATTTCAACATTTTAAATTTGACGATGACAACAATTTAATATGTGTAGGCAAAAGTCACTGGGTAGGAGGAATGGAAAACGGACATTTTAGTAAGACTGACGGTAAAGCAACTAATAAACTTGCAACTATGTGGTTAAAACTTGTAGATAGGTATGCTACTCGAGGTAATGTTCGTGGTTACACATACAATGACGAGATGAAAGGGCAAGCTATATTGCAATTAGCCCAGATAGGACTACAATTTGATGAATCTAAATCCAACAATCCTTTTGCTTATTATACCGCTGCTGTTACTAATAGCTTTGTTCGTGTTATTAATCTAGAAAAACGTAATCAAAACATACGTGATGACATACTTGAAATGAATGATATGAATCCTAGCCATACAAGAACACACTCAGGCGAATGGGAAGCTGCATTAAAAAGACAAGCCGAAGCAAAATAGGTTGATCTTACACAAAAATTAGTTTATAATAACGTAGAAGTGGAGATTTCTATTGTTTAAAAAAGCAGCGGTGTTTACAGACATCCATTTAGGTATGAAAGGCAACTCACGTGTCCATAATCAGGATTGTGAGGACTATATCGATTGGTATATTGCAACAGCAAAAGCAAATAATTGCGAAACAGGTATCTTTTGTGGTGATTGGCACCATAATAGGAATAGTCTTAATCTTACAACTATGGACACAACCATACGATTACTAGAAAAGCTAGGTGAATCGTTTGAAAACTTCTATATGTTTGCTGGTAACCACGACTTGTATTACAAAGACAAGAGAGATGTAAGCTCAACTGAGTTTGCAAGACATATTCCAGGTATTACCGTTGTAGAAGATATGCAAGTTATAGAAGATGTTGCACTGGTTCCATGGTTAGTAGGCGATGAATGGCGCCGTATAGAGAAGTTACAAGCCAAATACTTGTTTGGACACTTCGAACTACCATCGTTTTACATGAATGCAATGGTACAAATGCCGGATCACGGTGAACTAAAGAGCGAACACTTCAAGAATCAAGAGTATGTGTTCTCAGGACACTTCCACAAGCGTCAACGGCAGGGTAAGATCCACTATATTGGTAATGCTTTCCCACATAACTATGCAGATGCTTGGGATGATGACCGCGGTATGATGATACTAGACCGTGAGAACAATGCAGAACCAGAGTATATCAACTGGCCAGAATGTCCTAAGTACCGTACGGTTAAGTTATCGCAGCTAATTGACGAGAAAGATAGTTTAATCAAGCCAAGTATGTACCTTAGAGTCACTCTTGATATCGATATTAGTTACGAAGAAGCAACATACATCAAAGAAACCTTTATAGAACAATACAAGTGTAGAGAAATTACACTTATTCCGCAAAAACACATAGAAGAAATTAACACAGACTTGGATATTGAACAATTTGAAAGTATTGACCAGATTGTTAGTAATGAAATTCAAGCAATTGATAGTGAACAATTTAACAAAAAGCTATTACTAGATATTTACAACGAGTTAACATGATAAAAATTAAAGACTTAACCGTAAAAAACTTTATGAGTGTGGGTAATGTTACCCAGGCAGTTGACTTCAACAAGGAGCAACTCACTCTAGTGCTTGGTGAAAACTTAGATCAAGGAGGTGATGATACTGGCTCACGTAACGGTACAGGTAAAACAACCATTATTAATGCATTGTCTTACGCATTGTACGGTCAAGCACTAACTAATATCAAGCGTAACAACTTGATTAACAAAACTAACAGCAAGGGCATGTTAGTTACCTTAAACTTTGACAAAGGCGGTAATAGTTATCGCATTGAACGTGGTAGATCTCCAAATGTTCTTAAATTTTATATAAATGAACACGAACAAGAAGATTTAACCGACGAATCACAAGGCGATAGTCGTAAAACACAAGAAAGTATTAACAATCTACTGGATATGAGCCACGATATGTTCAAGCATGTGGTTGCACTCAATACATATACCGAGCCTTTCTTGAGTATGCGGGCAAATGACCAACGTGCTGTTATTGAACAGCTACTTGGTATTACTATTCTTACTGAAAAAGCTGACTTGCTTAAGGAAAAAGTTAAACAAACTAAAGATCTTATTACTGAAGAAACACTAAAGATTAATGCGATAGAAGCAAGCAACAAAAAGATCGAACAAAGTATCGAAACACTTGCTGGAAGACAACGTGCCTGGGTTTCAAAACGCAAAACTGACGAAGATAAATTACAAACAGCACTCGAAGAGTTAGAAAAACTAGATATTGATGCAGAATTAGAAGCACATGACAAGTTAACGAACTGGACAGAGCTTAATAATCGCATAACTAGTTTGAATAAAGAAAAAGCAACACTAGAAGCGGCATTAATTAGAGCAACTAAAGGTGTTGACAAAGCAGAAAAGGATATTAAAGAACTTGACGATGCTATTTGTTACACTTGCGGTCAAACGCTTCATGCAGATAAAAAAGCAGAAATTGAAACACGCAAACAAAAAGAATTAAGTGATGCACTTGCTTATCAAACAGAAGTTGCTGATAAATTAGAAGCAACTATAGGATTTTTAACCGAAATAGGC